GTTCACCAAGTGCGAGAAGGTAGACGGCGGCTGGGCTTTGTATGCCATGAATGAAAAGGAGAAGAAAGAGCAGCAGGTGTGTTTTGTTGGAGCGGGCTTGCCGCTCGAGGCTTGGGTGGATCTCAAGGATTTGAAGAAGTGAAATCATGCGTCGTAACCCAGGCTTTCGGGGATCAATGGCTGGAGGTGTTGGCCTTAACGAAGCCGCGCATGGAGGCTTACTGCAAGCGCACGGAGCAGGATTTCATATCAATCGAGAAACCGTTGGCTCATCCTGTCCAGTACAGCAAGCTGATTATCCCGCACCTGATGACGACCAAGGGTTACGATGTAGTCACATTCCTTGACGCCGATGTGCTGGTTGCGTTGGATTGCCCGGACATCTCCAAGGATGTCGAGAAGTTCTGCGCTTTCGACGAAGGATCTTATCTGGACCGCAAGCCAGGGATGGCTGCATTGGCCAGAGCTTTTGGCTACAAGATCGAGCCGCGCTTCTACGTAAACACCGGGGTCTTTGTGGTAACAAAAGAAGTGGTTGGTATCTTTGCCCAGCCGCCCATCGGCCTGTTCCCAAATCACTTTGCCGAGCAGACATGGATGAACATCATGGCACACCTGTGCGATCTGGACCTTCAGGAGCTTGACCCGTCCTTTAACTGCATGACCAGCGTTGAGGAACACTTCGGGCTGAACCGTTATGCCGACGCACAGATCATCCACTACGCCGGACAATCCAACGACATGGCCAAGCTTCGCGGCCAGATCGAGGCTGATATCAAGAAGCTGGAAGAGGAGATCCGATGACTCCGGTGAAGGTGATCCCGCATGGAGACAAGTGGCGGGTGGTGACAGAGTCGATGGAGAACCCGATTGGTCCGCGCCTATGGGGTGCCGAGCCGCCCAACGGTTTGCCTCCGGCAGATGATGTGTTTAAGGAAAAGCAGGATGCCTTGGATGCTGCGCGGCTATGGAACGCCTATGCTGCCTGGTCCGACAATCATTCCGGCAGGAAAAAGAAATGGTCAAAGCTGAAGCGAACAAGCTGACGCCGGAGGAACGCATCCAGATGCTTGCTGGCGAGATTGCCATCCGGGCGATCTACGATCTGCGCCTGCTCCAGCGCAGGAAGGTATTGGTTGGAGAGGAGCTTGCCCCACCGGAGAAGAGGCCACGCCTGACGGATTGTTGTTGCTACCGCGAGGAAGACAACATCAAGAACCTGCTTGACGATTTTAAGGACGGAACCGTACTCTTCTGGTGCAGGATGGGTGGTGCGAACATCGACCAGTCCACACTGAACCGGATGCTGAAAAGGAGAAAAGATGATAATGGAATACGCAAGATTCTTTAGCGAGGTGTTCTTCCACGCCATCCTGTTTGCCTTTCTGGTCGGAGGCGGGATATCGCTGCTTGTATTTGCCGGAAGTTTTCTCTCGTGGCTGATTGCCAAATCGAGGGAGGAAAGGTCGCAATGGCGGAACTGGGACAAATAAAGATCAAGGGCGAGCGCAAAGTCCAGATGGTCGAGCTTGACCTGGACATGGACGAGAAAGTGATTGACTCATTGGCGCACGCTGGGTTCAATCTTATCAAGTACGACAGGCAGGAGCTTGCCGCCTACGCCTTCCGCAAGGCATTGGAGGCATACATAAAAGGAGACAAGCAATGCACACTACAAATCAGGGGCAAAAGCCGTTCAGGCAAAAGATCCTTACGGCGGTCACAATCCCGCAAGTCCTGACCCGCTCGCAGTGCGAGATGGTAATCCGCGATGCGGAAGTTATCGGGATGAAGCGTGCGCCGGTATTGTCGAAGGACGGCACCCACGTTGCCAGCCGCACCCGGACCTGCTCGTCATGCTGGATACCCAAGGCACCGCACTTCCAATGGCTTTACAATTACCTGGCCGCAGTGGTGGACCAGGTAAACACGGAACACTATCGCTTCGACATAATGGATATGCAACAGCTTCAGGTATTGAGGTATCGCCCATTCCAGAAGTTCAAGTGGCACTTCGACACCTATGACGGCAGCGACCGCAAGCTGACTTGCGTCATCAACCTGTCTAGACCGGAGGAATATGTCGGTGGCGGGTTGTGCGTGGATGGGGATTGGGAAGGCGTGGAGAAGTCAACCCATCAAGGGTCTGCCAACCTGTTCCCAACTTGGATGAAGCACAGAGCCAAAGCTCCGCTGCTAGGCACACGCTGGGCGTTGGTGGCATGGATCACGGGGCCACAATGGAAGTAGGCCCAACCGAGATGCTTATGTTCGCCATCGGCGTTGCTCTCTTGGCAATGTGGATGGACCGATGATGAAAAAAGTCTATTTAGTATCACCATTTTGGGAGGCGCATCCCAAGGCAATTTTTGAGACAAGAAGCGATGCCGAAAGATTCATAGAAGAGTTTGGCGCACCAAGCCATCGGGTGCTTGAATATGTGTTATGGGAAGATGGTCAGGAAATTAAAGAAATTATAAACCAAGTCACAGGATTCACTCACGCAGATTGTGGTAAAAAATATTATGGTTTTTACTTGTGGGATTCAGAGGCAAAAAAACCCATGTGGTCTGGAACTGCCCCAAATTAAATGACTTTCGCATCCAACCTACCGCGCCATCAGTACGTCATGGTGGACCGCCAGTTCTGCTCTCAGGGTAAGGAGCATGGATGGGAGGATGCGGTCTGGTTTGGGCTATACTCGGTACCGCACCGGGCTTGGGGATGCACCGTCATGCTCAAGTGCGGCGCCCTGTACCGTGGGCTGCCCCTGCATGCGCTCGCATTCCCGGGCGGAACGGAAGAGCCGTGGACCCTGGGCGACGCGCAACGCTGGGATTGTTTTGGATGGAACTTCACCACCATCGAGTACGACTACCTGCGCGAATTGGATTGCAAGGTGTGGATCGCATCGCGCCAGACTTGGATCAATGGATCATATATGTTCACCGCAGAGCCGTATGGGGATGGGTATAGTCTGGAGCCTAGCCAGACCAAATCGCACCACTTCATTGAGCTTGCCAATGGACGCATTACCTGCGTTCCGGGCAACAACATCTTGTTCACAGAGGCATCGTTCACGGGCAAGAATCCTGTTGCCAAACCCACTTGGCTCAAGGTACAAGGAAGAACATTCCACGCCGAAGAACAGGCGTTTGACGGCGTGGTTGGAGAGGAGACGGCATGACTTACCTGGACATTGCAAGGCTTGAGGTTGCCGCACGGGCAGAGGTCCTTGAAAAGGAAAACTGTTATCCTGGCAAACTGATGGACATAAACTGCTCTCCGCTTTATTGGGTTATGAACCAAATGTTGTACGACAAATTTCACGGACACGGCTGGGAGTTGGATCTCTTGGCCGGACAGTTCGTAAAACAAGGAGGTTAATATGCCACTCGGAAAAGACATCGGAAAGAATATCAGGGAACTACGCGCTGACAATCGCAAGAAAGGATCGGCTCGCGGGGCTGGCGGAAAGCCGCGCTCGCAGAAGCAGATCCTAGCCATCGCGCTTCGTGCTGCCGGAGTTCCTAAGGCTGGTCGCCGGTTCCGTATGCGGAGAGGCTAAGTGTCGGAGGATCGGATCAAGTGGCTGGCCGACATCCTGGCGCGGGTGCGTCGGAGTCTGGCCAGCCACAGGGACAAGATAACCCATGCCGAGGCGCACAAGGTACGCGAGATAATCGCGGATGTTGACGTGGCGGCGCTAATCACAAAGGAGATAAGAAATGAACACACAGGAAGCAGTAACGCAGGTATTGGCTGACCGAATCGCCAGTACCGAAGGCAACATCAAAATGCTGGAGGCGAGGCTTGTCGCCGCAGTCCAGAGCATCCAGGCGATGCGGCATGAGATCACGCTTGGGCGGATCGAAAGAACAAAGAACAACAGGGGGATTGCGGATAAAATTGTGGCTCCGATCAGGGATGAGCGAGAAATTGTGGTTCCACCGCAACTTGCCATCACGCACCCAAAGATGAAAAATGGGGCAAGAAAAAGCAGCGGAGGGAACAGGACATCTGAAATTGTGTCAAAACGCTGGGCTTTATGGCGCATCCAGTACGAGCAGGGATACACCACGCACCAGATTGCTCGGGCCTGGAAATGCAATAGGTCGACAATCGAATATGCAAGAGACAAGGGATGGAAATCCAAATGAGGTATCTCTCCGTCTGCTCCGGCATCGAGGCCGCCAGCGTGGCCTGGGAACCCATTGGGTGGGAGCCGGCGGCATTTTCAGAAATCGAACCCTTCCCAGCCGCCGTGCTGAAGCACCGGTGGCCGAAGGTTCAAAACCTAGGAGACATGACAAAGTATGAACAATGGAATATACCAAGCGGATCAGTTGACCTTCTGGTCGGAGGAACGCCGTGCCAATCCTTCAGCGTCGCAGGACTCAGAAAGGGACTGCACGACCCAAGGGGCGGACTTATGCTTACATTTCTTGAAATCGCTAAAAGTCTCCGGCCTCGATGGGTTGTCTGGGAAAATGTCCCCGGTGTCCTGTCAAGCCACGGAGGAAGGGATTTTGGTTCCTTCCTCGGGGCGTTGGGGGAGTTGGGGTATGGGTGGGCATACAGGGTGCTGGACGCTCAATGGTTCGGAGTGGCCCAACGCCGCCGCCGTGTGTTCGTTGTCGGATGTCTTGGAGACGGGGCAAGTGCCGCAAAGGTTCTATTTGAGTCCGAAAGCGTGCGCCGGGATTCTCCGCCGAGCCGAGAAAAGGGGAAAGGAGTTGCCGCCGATGCTCAAGAAGGCGTTGGAGTCAGTGGCATAGCCGGTGGGTTTAGGATGCAAGCCTTCGGGGAGTATTCCGAGGACGGAACTGCATCAGCCATGAAAGCAAGGGATTACAAGGATGCGACCGACTTGGTTGCCATCCCCATCCACGACCAGGCCACCCGCAATGCCGGAAAGCGTGGAGACAAGCAGGACGGCAAAGGAAACGGCCTTGGCGTTGGCAAGCCGGGCGATCCTTGCCCGACGCTTACCAAGGGCGACAAGCACGCTGTCCTTTACGAAAACCACCCCAATGACAGCCGTGTGACCGGACCGCACGAGGTTGCGCCTAGTTGTGTTTCAAGGTTTGGGACGGGCGGTGGCAATGTGCCGTTGGTGCAGGAGGGCGTGGATTTATATAATCAGGAGTTAACTGGAAGTGTTCATTGCCCATTAAGGACAGCCGGAGGCCACGGCGCACCTGCCGCATTGGTGCAGGATGTGATGGCCGTTGACGCTTACAACCAGACAGCCGGATCTATTGCGCCAACAATAGGAGCCAAGGCATCGGACATAAACCACACTGGCGGGGTAATTAACCCT